GTATTGCCTGCGTACTGCAACAGGGACGAAGTGCGCCGCGCGCTCGACGTCAAGCAGGCCGCCTGGAATGACGAGCAGGTCGACCGCGCCATCGACGCCGCCCGGGATTCGGTCGAGCAGCTGTGCAACCGGGTGTTCTACCCCGAGGACAAGATCCTCCCCTTCGACTGGCCGAACAGGCAGCAGGCACCGCCGTGGAAGCTGTGGCTGGACAGCGCCGAACTGGCCGACATCACCGTCAACGTCCCGGTGGTCACCTCGGGCGGCAAGGTCATCGACGCCAGCCAGATCTTCTGGGGCCCGCCGCGCGACGCCCCGCCGTACACCTGGCTGGAGCTGAACCGCGCCACCGCCGCCGCGTTCAATACCGCGGACACGCCGCAGCGCAGCATCAGCATCGACGGGACGTTCGGCTACTGGCTGAAGACCGCCCCGGCCGGCACGCTGACCGCCGCCGCGACGTCCGCCGACACCGTGATCACGGTCAGCGCGGGCGGGAGGATCGGTGCCGGGGACCTGATCACCGTCAACAGCGAGCGGATGATCATCACCGACGCGCACTACGCCGATACCGCGGTGGGCTTCACCGGGCTGACCACCGCGTCCATGGCCGACAACATCCTGGCCGTCCCGGACGGCACCGCCTTCGCCCAGGGCGAGGCGCTCCAGCTGGACACCGAGTGGTGCCTGGTCCAGGGCATCCTCGGCAACAACCTGATGCTGAAGCGGGCCTGGAGCGGCTCGATCCTGGCCGCGCATACCTCGGGCACCGTCTGGGCCCGGCGGCAGCTGTCGGTGCTGCGCGGCCAGCTGGGCACCGCGGCGGCCTCGCACAACGGCGGCACCGTCATGTCCGTCTCGGTCGTGCCCGGCATCGTCAAGCAGCTGTCGGTGGCCGAGTCGCTGGTTGCCGTCACCCAGGAGCCCGGGGCGTACGCGGGCAGCTCCGGGCCCGCTGACAGCTCCGGCGGCCAGCAGCCGGGCCCGCCGCCCGGCCAGGGGCTGCCGGACCTGCGCGACCGCTGCTACGGCGCGGTCGGCCGCAAGGCCAGGACGAGGGCGATCTGATGCCGGAGTTCACCGTGACGTCGGGGCCGCTGTTCGACGGCCGGGCTGACCGGATCATGGGCGAGTACGCCACCCGGCTGCGGGAGGACCTGGCCCAGGAGGCGGTGAACCGGATCCGCCAGCGGCTGCACGAGGTGATCCGGCACCCGACCGGCCGGTACGAGAGCAGCATCCAGACCGAGATGCAGGCCGACAGCCTCGCCGTCACCGACGGCGGGATCATCTACGGCCCGTGGCTGGAGGGCGAGGGCAGCCGCAACTACCCGGTGACCCGGTTCCGCGGCTACCACACGTTCCGTGATATCGGCCAGCAGGTGGACGCGGCAGCAGGCCCGTTCGCCGAGCGCGAGCTGGAGCCGTACGTGGCCGAGATGAACGCCTAGAGGAGGACCGGAATGTCAGTACCGTCAGAACCGCGCAAGGGACAGTTCCTTCCGACGTACACCTACGTGGACTTCGAGGGAGGCGGCGACCTGCACTTCGAGACGCAGGAATGCCCCGTCTGCTTCGCTCTCGTCTCCACCGAGCACCTCGACGCCCATGTGGGCCTGCACGAGGCCCAGGCGGGCTCCGGGCCGAAGTGATGCTGGGCAAGTGCCTGCAGTGCCTGATCGACATCAAGCTGGCCGAGCAGGAGGGCAACGGCGGCCCGCGGCCGGAACCGGCCGCCAGCGACGCCAATGACGCCATCACGCTGGCCCCGTCCTGGCAGGCCCAGCAGGTGGGCCCGCAGCAGCTGATGGCCTGCGTCCCGGTGCCGACTTGCTATGACCACCTGGCCGTGGCCCGGCGCAGCGCGCTGGACCTGGCCCAGGGCATCCCGCTGGACCGGCCCCGGTGACCCGCAAGCCGGCTAAGCCGGACCCGATCACCCAGGCGGTCGCCGACCGCCAGGCTCAGATCGACGCCTGGCGGCAGGAGCAGATCGCCGACCTGGACCGGATCATCCGGGATGTGCCCGAGCCCGAGCCGGAGCCCGCCGATGGCTGACGAGCGCCTGCGCACGACGCACCTGGACGCCTCCGTGGCGCACGTGGAGACGGCGCTGCTGCAGCGGGCCGGCCAGGTCGGCAGCCACCTGGACGTGGTGCGCCGCCAGGCCCGCATGAACGGGCTCAGTGCCTCCGAGCCGTTCCTCGGCACCCTGGCGGGCGCAGTCGCCGAGATCGTCGCCACCGAGCTTCGCGCCCTGGCCGAGGAATTGCATTACTCGTGAACTTTAACGAGGCCGCGATCGCCGCCATCTTCGACAAGACGGTGAGCTACGCCGCGGCCTCGGGCTACTTCGATTCGGTCAACGCCCACGAGCCGAAGTCGGCACCCGGCAACGGCGTCACCTGCGCGGTCTGGGTGGACCGGATCGCCCCGGTGCGGTCCTCGGGCCTGGCCAGCACCTCGGGCCTGCTGGTGCTGATGCAGCGCGTCTACACGTCCTTCATCAGCCAGCCGTTCGACGCGATCGACCCGAACGTCCTGTCCGCCGTGTCCTGGCTGATCGGTGCCTACTCCGCCGACTTCGACCTGGGCGGCGCGGGCGGCACCCGGAATGTCGACCTGCTCGGCGCGGAGGGCACGCCGCTGGCCGCCCAGGCGGGCTACGTCGAGATCGACCGCAAGATGAACCGCGTCATGACGGTTTCGATTCCCATCGTGGTGAACGACATGTGGAGCCAAGAGGTGAGTGACTGATGGCCAAGACCGGTGGGCTGGGTGACAACTACTACGTCCAGGGCCTGGACCTGAGCGGCGATACGAACGCGATCTCCCGGATCGGCGGCGGCCCGGCCGCGCTCGACGTGACCGGGCTGCGGGCCGGCGGCTTCGAGCGGATCGGCGGCAAGCGCGACGGCGGGTTCGACTTCAGCGCCTGGTTCAACCCGTACAGCCCCGGCGTGCCGGCCGGGATGTACCTGCTGCCGGCCGCCGACGTGATCGGGTCCTACTGCCGCGGCACGGCGGTGGGCAACGACGGCGCGGCCTGCATCGCGAGGCAGCTGAACTGGGATGGCACCCGCGGCAACGACGGGTCGATGTCATTCGCCTGCTCGCTGCAGGCCGACGGCACCGGCCTGGAGTGGGGCACCCAGCACACCGCGGGCATCCAGCTCGACGCGGCCCCGTTCAACAGCGCCGGGCTGGACAGCGGCGCGGCCGGGCTGAGCTTCGGCGCGCAGATGTACGTGCACGTCTTCTCCGTCGCCGGCACCTCGGTCACCATCAAGCTGCAGGACTTCACCACCGACGTGCCGGCCTCCTACACCGACATCACCGGCCTGGCGACCGGCGCGATCACCCCGGCCATGTGCCCGTTCGCCATCCGGGTGGCGACCGCCTCGAACGCGCTGGTCCGGCGCTGGACCCGGGTGGCCAGCACCGGCACGTTCACTAACGCCAATTTCGCGGTGCTGCTGGTCCGCAACCCGGTGGCGGTGAGCTTCTAGTGGATCCCCGCGGCGCTCAGATACTGAACCGGATCCCGCCGGCCATGGGCCCGGAGAGCTACCAGTCCTACCAGATCGCCGCGCCGGTCAGCACCCACTGGCGCGACGCCGCCTGCGAGGAAGTCGGCTGCGAGAAGTACCTGCAGGGCTTCGCGCTGGTCATCGACGAGACCAGCGCGCTGGGACAGTTCCAGGGCGACTACGCCCGGCACGACGCCAGCCGGTCTCATTCTGAGAGCCGCGACGAGCTGGGCATGACGGTGTTCACCTACCCGCCCGGCACCCGGTGCTTCGAGCCGCACAAGAAGCGGATCGAGCGGCCCGAGCACTTCCTGATCACCGGGGGCGACTACAGGGGAAATCCCCGGGGGACCCCGGCCCGGGAGCTTCGCGCTGACCAGTGGGTCGATGACTTTGCCTGCCACCAGGACCGGCTCAAGACCGCGGTGGACCGCGGTTAGAAGGGATGTGAATCATGGCGAAGACAAGCGGTATCGGCTGGACCACGCTCAACGTGGACCTGTCCGACGGCACCACCGTCACCGATATCCGGAACGACGTCACCAACATGCAGTTCGCGACTCCGCGCGCTGTCACCGACGTGACCGGCATCGACAAGAGCGCGATCGAGCGGCTGCTGCTGCTCGCCGATTTCTCCATCACGCTGAACGGCCAGTGGAACTCCACGGGCGTGCACCTGGTGCTGAGGACCGTGCCGTCCACGTCGGTGGCGCGGACCACGACGCTTGGCGTGGCGGGCGTCACCCTGCCCAACGAGGTGCTCTATACCGACTACTCGATCACCAGGGCTGCGGGCGGCGACCTGAACTGGTCCTCGCCGGGCGTGCTGGCCAACGGCGTCGTGCCGACCTGGGCCTAGCTCCCGCCTGACGAAGGAGGGACCATGACCAAGGCTGCCGGGCTTGCCTGGACCACGATGAGCGTCGATACGGTCGGCGGGGTGCTGACCGACATCCGCAACGACTGCACCAACCTGCAGTTCGCCACGCCGCGGGCGGTCACCGACGTGACCGGGCTGGACGTGCAGGCGATCGAGCGGATCCTGCTGCTGGCTGATTTCACGGTCACGCTGAACGGCCAGTACAACCCGACCGGGGTGCACCAGGTGCTGAAGACGGTGACCTCGACCGCGGTGCTTCGCTCGACCGCGATGACCGTCAACGGTGCCACCTTGAACAACGAGGTGCTCTACACCGATTACACGGTGGTCCGGGCCCAGGGCGGGGACCTGAACTGGTCGGCGGCCGGGTCGCTCGCCGACGGCACCGTGCCCACGTGGGCCTGACGTGGCTGCACTGGGCGCAATGGCTGCCAGCCGCGCTGTGGCTGGCCAGGGAGGTTTACATGGGATACCAGCGCAAGCCCAAGCAGTACCGGCTGAAGTTCGAGGACCCGGACATGGAGGGCTTCGTCTGCCTGGCCAAGTCGGTCAGCGTCGATGAGTTCGTCATGCTGACCCAGCTGGCGGGCGACATGACCGGCGGCCGGAACTCGGATCTGGGCCAGGTCTTCGACCTGCTGGCCGCCTCGATCGTCGAGTGGAACCTGGAGGACGAGGCGGGCGAGCCGCTCAAGCCCACGGCGGAGGTGATCCGGGCCCAGGACATCGACTTCACGATGGCGATCTTGATGGGCTGGATGGACGCGATCGCGTCTGTGCCGCCCCCTTTGAGCGGCGGCTCACCCAATGGCGGGATGCCCCCGGAGGAGTTGAGGTTGGGACTGGCGAGCTTGTCACAGAGCCTGCCGAACTCACCGAAGCCAAGCTGATCCTGCGCATCTGCCGGGAGTTCCACAAGCTGCCGAGCCAGGTGCGGGCCGAGGACACGGAGATCATCCGGCTGCTGCGGATCGAGGAGCTGGGCACCAGGCGCGATGAGCAGAGCGGAGGTGAGCAGTACTAAATGCCGAACATCGTCGAGGTCACCGTCCGGTCCAGGGACGAGACCAAGGCCGGGTACGACGCCGCCGAGCGGGGCAGCAAGGTCACGGCCGGCAAGATTGAGGAGACCTTCGCCCAGGGCGGTGCCGAGGCCGGGACCAGGTTCGCCGCTGAGCTGAACCGCAAGGCCGGGAACGTGCCGGTCGGCATCGACATCCGCAAGGCCGGCATCGACGTCGATGCCCTGTCCGGCAAGATCGCCGAGATGGCCCGCAAGGCCGCGTCCGTCCCGCTGTCGATGAACGACACCAAGGCCCGGGTCACGCTGCTGAACATGACCGCGAAGCTGGACGACCTCGGCCGCAAGGTCGTCGAGCCGCAGATCACCCTCGGCGGCCGGCTGCGGGCCCTGGCGCAGATCACCGAGATCGGCGTTGCGCTGGACAAGCTGGACGCCAAGAAGCCGAGCCTGCTGTCCCGGGTCGCCGGCCTGATCCCCGGGGTCG